AAGCTTTAATAGCAGCAATCATAGTCAATAACGAATAAGCTTGTCCACCATAAGAATCAATAATTACTGGCAAAACCTTTTGCCCAGTATTTTGTGCAGCACTAACTAACATTGTAAATTCATTTGCTGCTTCTTCATTAAACTCATTTACAGTAATCATAACAGGATCAGAGCGCAATTCAATTTCTTTAACAAGAGGAGAAATGTCTTGAATAAAATTAATCATTTAAATAAAATTTCCTTATAGTGTTTTTAGTGTTTCAATAGTAGTGGAGCCAATTTTTCTTGCAACTTCTTTTCCATCAACAAGTTTAACGAAAGTAGGAACATTCATTACTTGATATTTTGTTGCTGTATCCATATCTTCAGAAATATCAACAACCTTTATGTTTAAGTCATCTCTTACACTTTCATTCAAAGTGCTTTTCATCATTTTACAAGGGCCGCACCACGGTGCACTAAAAAATAAAATTTGAGTATCCATATTAAACCTTTAAAATTATATTATAATATTTTTAACAATATTGTACAAATTTATGCTGAAATATTGTCCCATCCCCATGAGTCACCGCTCATTCCATCAGCATTATAGTCAGTTACAGTTCCTTCGAAGAAGTTCTTGAAACTATCTCCATTAATAATCCAGTCTAACCAATCTAAAGGATTTGTCTTAACTTTAAAATTAGGCTTAAGTCCTAATTGAATTAGTCTGCGATCAGCAAGATATCTTATGTACTTCTTAACTTCTTCTTTATCTAATCCTTCAATATCACCCATTTCATATGCCAAGTCAATAACTTTATCTTCTAACTTAACTGCTTGACGATACATTTTATAAATTTCTTTTTTAAATTCATCATTAACAATGCGAGGATGTTCTTTGACATATTCTCTAAACAATTGCGTCATTCCTTGAACGTGCATTGTCTCATCTCTAATAGACCATTCAACAATCTCGCACATTCCTTTCATCTTTCCAAAGCGCTGATAGTTTAGCAACATCACAAAAGCGCTAAATAAGCTCATTCCTTCATTACAAGCTGATTGTGCAAGTGCTAATCCTAGTCCTTTTTTAGTACTTACATCGTTTTGCTGCATAAATTCAATTTTATCACTCATCTGCTTGTATTCTAAGAATGCACTATATTCTTCTTCAGGAAGACCTAATGTATCGTTAAGCAGAGCATAACTACGTTGATGCGTACCTTCACGATTTGCAAAGCTTAATAGCATACTCCTAATTTCATTATTCTTAAATTTAGGAATAAACAGATCACAATAATTACCACCTACTTGTACATCGCTTTGCGTAAATAAACGAAGTATCTGTGTGATATGATTCTTTTCTTCTTTAGAAACCTTGCCGCCTTTCCATTGATTCACGTCTTCTTGAAGCTTTGCCTCCCAGCTTCCCCAGTGAATCTTTTCATGACTTTCAGCAATTTCCATCGCCCATGCGTATTTAAAGGGCTTATAAGTTGTGTTATATTTTAATAATGACATTTTTTATCCTTGACAGCTTAAACATTCATCAGGATCACTAAAATCTTGTAGTCTATCCTGTTCTACTTTTTGACTTACCTTCTCTGCTGATGCTCCAGCGTTTGTACGAAGGTAATACAAACCTTTTAACTTCTTTTTCCAAGCTCTAATATGAACAGAATTTACATATGCTTTATCAGTTCCAGCTGGGAAAAATAAATTAACACTTTGCCCTTGACAAATAAATTCTTGTCTGTCTCCTGCATGATCTACAATCCAACGCTGATCCAATTCAAATGCAGTTTTAAATACTTGTTTGTGCCAATCTGACATGTAATCTAAATGTTGAACAGAACCTTCGTTTAGAATTATTGTTTTCCATTGAGCATTTATCCACTCTTGCCTATCATCAATTTCAGCTGCTGTTTCTGCATATTCCCATAAAACCTTTTCCAAATGAGGATTCTTTACAAGATAAGATCCAACTCTTGTTCTATGTGTATATGCGTTACTCTTCCAAGGCTCAATAGATGGTGATGTTCCTGCAATAATTGAAGAGTTAGCGTTAGGAGCAATTGCCAATAAATGAGAATTACGAACACCATGTCCAACGCCATCAGGACATTCTCCTTTAGAAATCGCCAACTCCATTGTTCTCTGTTTAGCTTTTTCTTTAATATCCATGAATATACCTTTGTTTGCTGCAACAGCAATACCGCTTTCAAACGGGATATTCTTTTTTTGCAAATAAGCGTGGAAACCCATTGCGCCTAAGCCAAGACTTCTTTCAGCTCGAGCTGAACTTATTGCGCGTGATAAGCTTGCAGGAGCATTATCAACAAAGAATTCAATTACATTATCAAGATATTCTATGAGATCACCTACAATTGTTGTATCTTGCCATTCATCATATTTTTCAATATTGAGTGAGCTTAAACAACATACAGCACTTCTTTCAGGAGAAGTTGCCAAATGAATTTCGTTGCAGAGATTTGATCCGTGTATTTTTAATCCTAGATCTTTTTGAAACTGCGGAAGGTGTCTATTTGCCTCATCAATGAAATTAACATAAGGTTCACCTGTTCTAAATCTTACCTGTAAAACTCTTTGCCACAACTGTCTAGCATCTACAGTATCTCTAACTGATCCGTCGTTAGGATCTAATAAATTCCAACTGTTACCTTTTACTACTGCTTCCATAAAATCATCTGTAACATTGACAGCATTGTTTAAATTGAAGCATTTACGATTAACATCACCACCTGTAGGCACTCTAATGTTTAAAAATTCTAAAATGTCTGGGTGTGAAATATCCATATAAGCTGCATAAGAGCCTTTTCTAGTTTTTCCTTGACGATATGCTGTCATATCGCTGTCAACTGTTTTAAGAAAAGGAACAGGTCCGGGAGAAATAGTGCTATTAGATCTAACATCGCTCCAGTGTCCTCCAACACCTCCACCCTTTACAGACATCCAGCGCAATTCATCTGAATGTGATATTAGACCTTCTAAAGAGTCATCAACGTATGTCAAAAAGCAAGAAATAGGAAGTCCTAGCTCGGTTTTTCCAGGAGCAGGTGCATTTGATAAGATTGGGCTACTAAACATAAACCAACCTTTAGATGCATAATCATATATTCTTTGTGCAAGTTCTAAGTCATCAAAAGAGAATGCAACAGCTGCTCTTGCAAAACTTTCTTGAGGTGAGACTTCTTCTTCATTCATATAATAGTCTCTAAGAAGATTTTTTGAAAAATCAGTTAAAATATTGTCTCTATCCAAATCTATAACAATGCCATGGCATTCTTTTTTCATAGTATATTATTTCCTTTTACTAATCTGAACTACCAATCTTTCCATCACCTCTTCTAGAAGATTGGGATAGATTTATATATTCTTCTTGACTTATGACATCAAATTGGTTGTCACATTTTACAATTACAATTTGAAATGGTAGTTTGCTATTTTTTTCTATTGTATATTCTTGAGAAGATGTGTTAATACAGTTAACAAAAACTTCGCCAGTATATCCACTGTCAATAACTCCAGCTCTAACTTTAAGAGGAGTTTTTGTAATCGATCCTCTTTCTTGTATTAAAGCTACATATCCAAGTGGAACAAAAAGTCGAAGTCCCGTGCTAATTAATGTTCTTTCACTATTATATTCACCCGTCTGTGGTTTTACAATAACATCGTCACTACAATTAAATAAATCTAATCCTGCACTTTCTCCGCCATATGCAGGAGTATATCCTGTATCTGGATTAATATCATTATGAGTCAATACACTTCTAAGTTCTTCTGATATGTAAATTTTAGTCATCTTTTTGATTTACTTCCTTCCATTTTTCTCTAAGTTTTTCTTTCATGCTGTTATTATCTTGAGTTACTGCTTCTTTTAAAGTAAGCTCTGTGTCATCCAAGATAGTAAATTTAGATTTTGCAGTATCAATATTAATTGGAAATAATAGACCATCACGGCCTGCACGATTTTTTGCAACAAAAATTCTGCCTGTTCCCTCAGACTTTTCCATAGGCTTTCTACTAATAGAGAGTACAACATCTGCTACTTGTGCTTTTCCATATGATTCACCTAAGTTTTCGAGTCCAACAACATCTGATTTTGATGAATCTTTGTTTGCTTGTGATGCTGTCCAAATAGGAATATTTAAGTCAACTGCTAGATTACGTAATTCTGTATAAATAAGTTTAAGTTCATGTCTTAATGAGTCATAAGCCCTTGAAGACTTCATAACATCAGCATAGTCAACTGTGACTAGACTCGGCTTAAAGCCTTTGAGAGTTAACTTTTCAATATGATTTCTTAATGTAAGTACAGAAGCAGATCCTGTTGGATATTCTTTAATAATAAGTTTTCCTAGATCCATTTCCTTATATTTGTCCATAACTTCGTTTTTTCTTTCAATAATCTCATTCGAAGGAATATCACACAAGTTGGAATCATATCTTTTTCCTGTTTCATGTTCTGAAAGTTCGAAAGTATAGTGAATAACATTTTTTCCTGCCTTCATAGCAGCACATCCCATTGCTACTAAGAAATGAGATTTTCCTACACCTGTATTTGCAGCAACAACACCTAGTTCTCCACGACCCAAGCCTCCACGCAAAATATCTTGTGCATCAATTCTATCTAATCCTGTTGGGCACACCTGTCTATTAATCTGAACAAAGCGTGCTTCAATATCATCAAAGAAGTCGTGTCCTGAAGAATTGGGCATGCCTACAGAAATAGCGTTTTTCATAATATTAAGAACAGACTCATACTTTTCTGTCTGAATGAGTTCAACACTTTGTTCTAGTGCATCTTTAAATGCTTGACGCTTACAAAATTCAAGTGACTTATCTTTTACATATTGCAAGTCACCAACGTCAGGATTTGTCTTCATCCGGTGAAGATATTCAATGATTTGATCACGAAGTACTGAGTCTTTAGAGTTTGACAAGTCTTCTTTAATAATTGTAATTAAGATTGTAAGTGTTGGAAATGTTTTATATTTTCCGTAGTATGTAAAATATTTTTCACAAAGGTATGAAAGATACTTTAGGTCAAAGTAATCTGGGTTTACTACTTCAATCATTTGAGCAGACCAAGCAGGATCAGTAAGCATACTTTGGAAGACTTTTTCTTGAAAAGCTTTTCCAAATTTAGAAAAGTTTTGTTGACTCATTAAATATTATTCCTTAGATTAGACAAGATTTAATTGCTATTAAAAATGTATGTACGTCGAAAGAGTTTAAACCTTCTCGGTTGAGTATTCTTAGAAGATTCATTTTATTAATTTTATGTTCTTTTAAATCAAATTGATGATTAATCTTTTTTATTTGATCAGCACTCAACATAGCTGAGTCTAGATACATCAATTTCCAATTTTTTTCTAATTGTGATTCATTATTTATTATATTATCAAAAAGCTTTATTTTACAACCAGAAGTAACTTTTTTATTTGCTTCATTTATTATATCATAAATAGTTGTTGCTTCATTCTGGATCAAATCTGGAAATCTCTTTGATATACTTTTTATTCCGGCACCCTTGATGCCTTTTATTCCATCGCTAACGTCTCCTGCAAAACATCTTGCAAGACAAAAATTGCTAGCTGGGACGCCCCATTTTTCTAATACATATTTGTCATCAATCAATTGTTTCTTGTTAGGAGACCAAATTTTTGTTTGCTCATTTAGTAATTGATAATAGTCTTTGTCAGAAGTAACAATTATATTTTTGTCATCTGTTTTTTTTGTTTTTACAAGATACGCAATTATATCGTCAGCTTCGCAGTCACTAACATATATTTGAGTTACTGGAGTCTCATACAAAACCTCAATCAATACTTTTAATTGATCATTTCTATTTTCTGAAGTATCAGGCAACTCTTTATAATACTGACTTCTGTTTAACTTTACAGGACGTCTGCCTTCTTTGTAGTTTGGATCTATATTTCTTCTTCGAAGAGATCCTCCACCTTCCCAAGCAACAACTATTTTTTGTGGATTAAATTTTGCTGAAAGATGTTCTATGTTTCTAAGAAAGCCTATAATTCCTCCACATAATTGACCATTTAAAGACCTCATAGGATTTGCAGCAAAATGCCGCATAAAAACATTTAGACCATCAATATAAATTATAGGCTTTTCTTTCATATCACTTTAACATTTCAAAAGCAGAATCATCGCCTCCAGACAATTCATTAGCAACAGCTTCAACTTCAACATAACTTTCAGGATCAATATTCATTTCGTCATCCTGATTCTTTCTAATCATAGCTTTTTCTAAAAGAAGATCTACATATTGCCCGTATTCTGGATGATTAATGATTTCATGAAAGTCTGCCTTATAAAACTTCTTTTCAACAATTTCTTCACCATCTTCACTCCAAACATTCAGCGTCTTCCAAGCACCATTTCCGCCTACTTCAATTGTTTGTCCGTTAACAACTTCAGGTCCGTTCTTTCTTAACAAATCAAATACTTGTTCATGTTCACGAATTCCTTTACCAAAATGGATTTCAAAGTTACATGTTCTAAAAGGTGCTGATACTTTGTTCTTAATAGTTTTTGCAGAAACATTGATTCCAATAGGCTCTTTATCCTTATTAAGAATTTGAGATCCTGCACCTAACTTGATACGAACTGAACTGTGGAAAGGTATCGCCATTCCACCCGGTGTTGTTGTTGGATCACCATACATTACACCAACTTTAGTTCTAATTTGATTTAGACAAACCATAAGAACTTTTTCATTGGCAATAACTCCAGTAATCTTTCTCATTCCTTTTGAGATTGCTCTTGCTTGGAGACCAATACTTTCCTTTTCGTAGTCTCCTGTTAACTCTGCCTTAGGTGATGTAGCAGCAACAGAATCCCAAATAATAGTTACAGGCACATCCTTGTCCATCGCTTTAGCTTTAATAATCGTACTTTCAGCAATGGATAATACTTCTTCCGTACAATGTGTATCAACGTATACAAATCTCTTTGTAATATCAACACCTAACCTCTGAAGATTTTCAACACTTGTCGCATTTTCTGTGTCAATATAAACTACGATGCCACCCATTTGTTGGGTTGACTTTGCAATTTGAGTTGCAATATGAGACTTACCAATTGAAGGAGGCCCAAATATTTCTACAATTCGTCCTTCAGGAAGTCCTCCATCTCTTTGGTTTGCAATAATATAGTCTAGCTGCTTAGAGCCTGTACTAATCCATCGACTTACATGTGTTGGTGAATCATCAGTACTCAAATTATAAGCAACTCTTGTACCTCTTTCTTTGTTTAATGACTTAATTAAGTCTGAAGTGAAGTCGTCTAAATCTTCTTTTTTTACAGACTTCTTTTCTACTTTTTCTTTTTTAGGTCTTGCCATTTATAATTCCTATATGATAATACTTCTATTCTAATAAAACAAAAGACTTTATACAAAAAAACATACAAAAAAGCCAGCAAAAAGCTGGCTTAAATTCATATTATTGAGTAACCAAACAAAGTATTAAAGTGCATCTAGATCTGCAAATGCATCATCTAGACTCTTATACTTTCCACTAATAGCATCTGGAGAGTCATCTGAAGTTGTTTGACTTGTAGTTGATGATCCTCCTCTAAATGTGCCTTCATCTTCTTTCTCATCATCACCATTGAGCCATTGATTTACAATATTCTCAAGCTCTTCATAAGACTTAAGTTCAAAAAGATCGTTAACATCTGGAATATTATCAAGCCAATCCTTTGCCTTTGAAGAGTCTTCAGAAAGAGGTGAATCCTTTCCTCGAGGACGTACTTCAGTTGTTGCCCACATTTGTCCTGGATTCTTAGTACAGATAATACGTACATCACGTCCTTCGTGTGGATCTGTAATGTCACCGTAATCTTCATCCAACATATAGTTTAGAAGTGTTTGATAAACAGACTTTCCAAATGCCCAAAGTCTTACGCCCTTTTCTTCTTCACCACGAACAACAACTGGAGCATAACAGCGCATCTTAGGATAAAGCTTCTTTGCTAGCTCATATGATTCCTTTGAACCTTCGTCACGAAGCTTTGTAATAAGCTCTTGAATAGGATCAGACTTTCCAAACTGGTAAGGAGCAAGTAGTCCAGGATTGTTTCCAATGTTGTAATAGAACATCAACTCCTTGAAAGGCTGTCCATCATTATCAGGATAAGCGATTAAACGAACTGTTGTTTCAGATCCTTCCTCAGGACGCCACATTGAATTCTTCTTAGAATTCTGTCCACTAAGTTGTCCAAGCTTTTTGCGAATTGCTGCTAAATCGATAGCCATATTTGTTTTTCCTTTGTTTTTGTTTAAATGTTTAATTTGTTAATTGGTTTAATTTTTAAAATGTTTAATATCGACCAATCACATCGATATTATATGTTGTATTAATTTTATTTACACACTAAAAAAAATATTTTTTAAAATCCTAAATAATCAAACGATTCTTTAAAAGATCGTTTTCGTCCTTTTTCTCCGCCGTTTTTAAGATACCACTGGACTGATCTTGTATAGGTTTTCTTTTTCTTATTTTTATTCTTAGATCTATGCTCTTTGTCTGTTGCATCTGGGCTTTTATAAATATTTTCTCCATGCGAGCCAGCTTTAGGGCCTGCGCCTAAGGGTGTAGCTACACCACTAATAGAGCCACCACCTACTGTACTAAATTCATTAATAAGTTCTTCTAATACTTTAACATAAATGTCTTGCATAAATGCTCCTCTTTTTGTATTATATACTTATTAAAAAGGAATAGAATATACACCATTTATCTTGTCTATTTCGTTTTTAAGCGTAGCTTGTTTTGCAATGTTTGTTAGTACGGCAAGTCTATCTCTATGAGAGCTGTAAAATTTATTGTCCTCAGACATATAGTCTTTTGATAATAATATTGCTTGCCACTCATTCCAGTCTAAAGAAACATTATAATGTTGGAGAAGCCAAAGACTCATATCTTGTACGTTGAATTTAGGGCAT